GTACGTTGTTTAGTAGATACTCTTGCAAATGCTAAATCGTAATTCGTATGAAGTGGGTTCGAGTCCCATCAGTGTAAATTGGCGTTGGTATAACGACCATTAGATAGGGTAAGGCCTATCATAAAAGAAAATACCTGATATGCTGGGGGCTTGCATACGAAATGCTCCACCAGGGATCATCGTTCAGTGGTACGGACAAAAGCTTGTCACGCTTTAGGCGCGGGTTCGATCCCCGCTGGTCCCGCTAAAGATACATACAGCAAGTAAAACACTCTTACTGCCAATGAGAACAAAAACGTATCTTGTTTATGCCAGTGCTGATGAGTTGGAGATCATCTCCGGTCTGTAAAACCGGCGCCTTTCGGCTTTGGTGGTTCGAATCCACCCACTGGCACTATCTCTCCTTCGCCTAGCAGGTCTATGGCACTTGCCTTACAAGCAAGCAAAACCTTGGTTCGAATCCAAGAGGGGAGACTATTTTGGCCGGGTGGCGGAATGGTATACGCGGGAGTCTCAAAAACTCCTGCCCGCAAGGGCTTGTGGGTTCGAGTCCCACCCTGGCCACTACTAATAATTCATTGCTTCACTGGACATATTGGCCTGCCAGGAATAGAAGTTCTTATTTGGGTCGTTAGCTTGCTAATGCGCATTAAGCGGCGATACTTGAGTGAGGTGATATAACGATACGCAATCCTATGTAAAAAGGGCCGGAAAGTCACCCGGGACGCAGAGGAACATGGCATGAAACAATCTGCGCTAACTTGCAAATGAATTATCCTTTGAACAATAGCCCAATTGGCAGAGGCAGCACCATCAGTGTCACAGTACAGGTTCAATTCCTGTTTGTTCATTATCCCCTCATGGCGGAATTGGTAGACGCGCCGGTCTTTTGTATAAATAAAATATGACAAAAAGATATAAAAATGCTAAAGATTGGACATGTAAATATTGTAAGTGTGTTGTTAAATCACGTGCAGCTTTGTATAAGCATTATACAGAATGTACTGAAAAACAAGCATTACCGACTGATTCACTTGGAAGAGTTAAAGTGCCAGGTATCGGTAAAAAATCTGCAGAAACGTTTAAAAAGAAAGTTGCAGAAGGTTTAGCTACTTACAAAGGACACGCGCAATCAGAACAAACAAGAAGACATTTGTCTGAAATACGTACAAAATATTTAGAAGAACACGCGAATCATGGTGTACACTGGTATACAGTTAATGGTGTTAAGGTTCAAGGAAAATGGGAAAAACGTTTTGCTGAATTTTTGAACAGTAAAAACATAACATGGAAACGTGTTAAAATAAAATACGCGCAAACTCACACATACACACCTGATTTTTATTGTCCTGATTATGACGTATACTTTGAAATAAAAGGTTTTAGAAAAGAAAGAGATTTATATAAAATGTATTTAGTTTTGCGAGAGCATCCTGAATTGAAAATAAAAATGATTGAACAAAACGAATACGAAAATTTGGAAAACATCGATATATTTTCATTACCGAATTTTAATGAAATTTATAAGTTTGAAGATATTGATGTTACTAAATTCAAAAATGTTTGGTAAACGGACGGTAGCCCAACGGCAGAGGCAATGGTCTTAGGAACCATCAAGTGTGGGTTCGAATCCCTCTCGTCCGATATAAGATGCATACAGCAAATGTATTTTAACTTAGCTCCAAAGCTGTAACGAGGGGTTCGAATCCCCTTATGGAGGTTGGTCCTCCATTCGTCTAGTGGTCTAGGACTCAGCTATAAGTAAAAACGCATCTTGGTAATTTTTTCCTGTTTTGGCGAGAAAACTTCAACTCGCATAGTCGACAAATAAAAACAGGCGCTTTCACCGGTAGTTAAAAAGGGTGACGGCTATGAGCGTAATAGTTGTAACGTGTCCGCTCCGAGGTTACCACGCCGAGACTAACTTCGCATAAAAAGGTAGTTGAATACTATCAGCTCGGCACCTTGCTCTCGTAGCTCAATGGATTAGAGCACCAGACTACGAATCTGGAGGTTGTAGGTTCGACCCCTGCCGGGAGCACTAAGCTTAACATTGCTGGAGGTACGTCGCCATTAAAATTGTAATGTTAAGCAATTTTTCGCTGCCATGAATCCGAGCGGCAAAGGAAGCAGTCTGCAAAACTGCTGGGGAAACCCTTCGTAGGTTCGAGTCCTACTGGTAGCTCTATAGAGATCAGTACAGCAATAAAATGTTTAATACGGTCCACCATCTCGTCTTGCCAGTTTACACGGGCTTAGAACTGGTTCATGATCTCGTTTAAGTCTCATTGGTGTAGTGGCTAACATGGCTGCCTTCCAAGCAGCTGTCGTCAGTTCGAATCTGACATGGGGCTCTAGTTCGTACAGATACACACAGCAAATCATATTTCTTTATTTTTTCCTGTAACGAAAAGGATGTGGGTTCGAGTCCCACTAGACCTCGCGAACGGGTCTATAGCTCAATTGGAAGAGTGTAAGAAACGTATCTAGTTTTGGCGAGGTGTCCGAGTGGTTTATGGAAGCGGTCTTGAAAACCGTCGAGGGTTAATAGCCCTCCGTGGGTTCGAATCCCACCCTCGCCTCTATACACAAATCACAGTCTGACCGTTTGACGGGCTGGTTTGACTACAACGGCACTTGAACTATAGCATTTGCCGACGTCTATATGACTGTGGAATGACGAATTGATCACTCGTTGTTCTTTAAAGCCGCTCACCGTTTAATGCTAATGCGTCTACGTAAGCAGAAGAACATGGGTTCGACTCCCAGCAACGTATAGGTTTCCGCAACGTGATAGTTCTACGGATTTAGAATATCTGCCTGTTAGATGCATCCTTTTTGCAGTAGCGTCCTAGCTGAACTCGAGATAATTGCTAGGCTCCGGCGGCTCTGACCGTTTACTCGGTGGAAGGTAGTACCCGTGTTGCGCCAGTACTTGCTGCAATTTTTTAGTTTACAAAATCGAATAAATTTATTACAATTTGTTTGAAACTAATTCCGGTGTAGCTCAGTTGGTAGAGCAGCTCCTTCATACGGAGAAGGTCGTAGGTTCAAGTCCTACCGCCGGGACTATTCGAGCTCATATTTCAATTGGCAGAAAACTGGACTCTTAATCCTGGAATTCCGGATCGTGGCCGGATGAGCTCATATAAGGTTAGTGCAATACACTGTATAAATATAATATGGAAGAATATATTTGTAAATTTTGTGGAAAACAGTGTAAAAATCCGAATTCATTGCGTAATCATGAACGTTTGTGTAAGCTAAATCCGAATCATGATACAATTAAATCAAATTTTATCAAATACAACAATGATAGAAAAAATGGTTTAATTGCGACATGGAATAAAGGCTTATCTAAGAATACAGATGAGCGTTTAAAAGCAAAAGGTGAAAGACTAAGTCAAAGATACGCGAATGGTGAATTGATTGCAGCTTTTAAAGGTAAAACACATACAGATGAAACTAAAAAGAAAATTTCTGAAAGTATGATAAAAGCACATGCAGAAGGACGTGCATATAATATTGGACAATCAAGATGGAACAATGAACACAGCAGACCCGAAAAATGGTTAATAGATGTTCTACAAAACGAATGTAATTTAACAGAACATGTTGATTATGAAACTGAATTTCCATTTCATCGTTATGCATTAGATTTTGCTTGGCCTGAAAAGAAAGTTTGCATAGAAATAGATGGTAAACAGCATTCTTGGGACGAACGACAAATTGCAAGAGATAAAATGAAAGATGCTTTACTTTTGCAAGAAGGATGGAAAGAATTACGTTTAACATGGGTTTACATTTACAATAATTCAAAAGAAGCAATAGTGCAAATTAAAGAATTTTTATGCAATAATTGATATAAGATGGTGAGTGTGAAGATAGACTACCTGTAAAGTTGCGAATTTTCTAGTAGTTGATAAGCTGGTGCTTCTTCTCAAAAGTATAAGTTGTCGCAACTACTTATATTGGGTTCGATTCCGCCGCTCACTTTGTAGTTTACATTTAAAAAGTTTTTATTATACTTTAAATACAAAAATTCGTAATTGTATTTACGACATTTAGAAAAGTATAAATAAAACATGCGTTCAAGTTCGACGGTTTTCGTACGAGGAACGGGAAGAAAAAAGCCGTCTTTAAGCGCCATTAGTTCAATTGGCAGAATGTCTCCTTGCCATGGAGAAGGTTTACCGGTTCGAGTCCGGTATGGCGCTCTACAGATACTAACAGCATACTCTATGGCTTGTAACCCGTAGGTTGTAGGTTCGAGTCCTGCCAGTGTCACCAAGGTTGAAAGCCCGTCGTAAAGCCGAGAAATCCGATGTGACGCTGTAGCTCAATAGGTAGAGCAACGTATTAAACGTATCTGGTACAGTTTAAGATGCATACAGCAAACTTCAAACGGATAACACTAATCTCTGCAAAAGATGAAGTCAGAAGGTTCAAATCCTTCACGTCCCTTGGACGCTAAACATGCATCTAGAAATTTTTAAGATGTCAACCGCAAAGACATTTCCAGGGTAGTTCTAATGGTAGAGCACTGTCCTAGAGGCAGAAGAAATTGGTTCGATTCCAATCCCGGGAGCAAAACTTATGGCATCTTGTTTATGCTGAATATGGTGTAGTGGCAGCACAAAGGATTGTGAATCCTACAGCTCAGGTTCGATTCCTGGTATTCGGCCTACGATACTGACAGCAAGTAAATACTTTTTACTTACTTAATGATCACTGTTAGGCATTCGAGGTGAATTGCCTTGGTTGACGAGGACAGGACTGGTAGTTGAAATACACAACCACTTGGCTATGACGGAATACTAGTTATGCTGATCATAGTCTAACTCTCGTGCAAAGTGTGCGATAGCCCATGCACCCGAATGATAGTTCTTAGACGAATTAACTAAGTGTTTGCAAGTTAAAACAACTTGATAGTACGCTGGTCACACCAGATGAGTGTCTATGCTGAATTCATAGACTGATCCAAAAGCAAAGATGTTACCTTCCAGGGAAGAATATGATAGGCATCATCGGCGTCGAGAATCCGTGTTAAGATTACGGCGCAACAGTATCGTGTTTCTGCCCGTTCGCCAAGCGGTAAGGCAGAGGACTCTGACTCCTCTATTCGGTGGTTCGAATCCATCACGGGCAATTAAAGCTTCCCGATGAAGCGCAAGTAAGACGACCATTAGAAGCGACGTGGATCTTACTTGCAGCACGCTGCATAAGCCTACTGGCCGAAGGAAATCGGAAAAACGCTATCCTGTAGTGATGAAAGATATAAGTCATGTGAAGATAGTTAGCTTGTATGTTCGATGCTAGGGAGAACATTCCAATCACATTCTCTTGATTGAACCTTATGGGAGTAAGGTTAGCGCTAAATCACCGTATGAGATAAATTTAGGGCTGTAGTTCAATGGTAGAACGCGCGACTCCAAATCCTGAGACCTGGGTTCGATTCCTGGTGGCCCTGCTAAAGGTTCTAACAGCATATAAAGTCTGTTCCACCATTTTCGGGATTGTAGCTCAGAGTTGAGAGCGCTCATTGAATAAATGAGAGGTCACAAAAAATAGAACCTTGTACATTTTTAAGATACGAACAGCAAATAAAAATGCTAATGGAAAACTGCTGCCATTGCGGCTTCGGAGGTTCGAATCCTTCTCCTTCCATACACGGAGGGGTATACAAGTGGTTAAAGTAGGCAGATGCGACAAAGTGTATCTTGTTTTTGGAGAGTTGGTAGAGTGGTCGATTACGCCACGGTGCTAACGTGGAGCCCTTCACAGGGCCACAGGTTCGAATCCTGTACTCTCCTCTAAAACTTGATGCACCTAGTTTACACGCTAGGTGCTTTTTTATTATACTATCATTGTCAAACAAAGGAAAATGATGAAAAAGAAATACATCAAACCCGCAATGGAAGTTCTTAGCTATGATGCACAAGCTGCACTTTTAGCTGGTAGCGGTGACTCTTATTGGGTTCCACCTGATGAACCTGAAGAAGGTTGTGAATCTGCCTGGCACTGTGGTGGCTGGGGAAACGATTAACGAGAAGAGGCAATGAAACTTTACTTTATTCGACACGCACAAACTACTGCAAATAGTACTGGCACAATGGTTGCTGGCTATGAAAATTCTGACATTCTGTCTTTGGATAAGCCCGAAGATTGGGAAGAAAAAGTTGGACAGTACATTCCGGAATCTGATCGAAAGTACATCGTAAGTTCTCCGACAAAGCGCTGCATCAGTACAGCAAAGATGCTGTTTGATAAATTGCCGAATGAAGTTAGTACTTGTCTTGGCGAATTTGAATGCAAAGCACTGGGTAATCGCAAGTTCTGGGAGATTTCTAAAAAGGAATTTGAAGAACTCATTTACTTGCCATCTTCTACGATGGAAAAGCGTGCACTTGAAATTTTGACTGATTTGCGTAATACGATTAAACATGAAGCAAAAGTTAATGCTGCAATCTGTATTTCGCATGGAATGTTGATTCGCTATTTGTATCATTTTATGACAAATAACAAGAATATTTCTGCATACGAAGTAATCAATTCTGTTGGTTTTCCGTTTGCAAATCTTGACTTGTTAGTCATTGATACTGATGCGAAAACAGTCGAAGTTCATCATTACAAAGAACCCATCAATCATACGGAGAAATAATGTCTGAATTGTTAAAGCAATACAATGTACAGTTAACTGACGAACAGCAAGAACAGCTTAACACACTTGCTAAAGAAAATGGCTGTACAGTCGATGAATACGTGAATAAGATGATTTTGGAAGCAATGCGCGACGGAACACTTACGAAGCTCATCGAACAATGCAAACAAATGTTGAACAAGTAGGAATGAAATGAGTTTTAAACAAAAGTTAATCGACTTCGTTAATAAACGTTTTCATTTTGACGAAACCGACGAAGACGTTGAATATTCTGCTGCGATTTATCATCGAGAATTTGATAATGAGCACTATACCGAAGACGATCGAAAATTCGTTGAAGAATATGAACAACTTCATCCTGTCGATTCGATAGATCGAAGAGAAGAAGTTGACAAACTGAAAGAGAAAAAGCGTGTAACGTGCTTTGATACTCTAAAGTTTGTAAAACCGAATCGTCACGTTGGTGAAGATATTTTCTCTCATCCGTTTAAGGGTTCTTACGAACATCAGGATGAAAATGGAAATTGGGTTGAAGGTCCGTCGCTTGGTCACGGCTATGAAGGTGGCTACGATTATTCGTTTAACCCAGACAAGTTTTTCGGCAATTTAATTGCTAAATTCAAATCTTAGTATACAAAGTTGAACAACTTTATTATACTTTAACAACAAACAAAAACAATTCGATTCTAACAGCAAAACAAAACAGAATCGAGAGGAGATAAAAATTATGTCATTTACTTCTGCACTTCAGAACACTCTTTCCGATGTCAAGTCCGTAACTGAAAACGGCGCAATCGGCTATGCAACTACAGGTAAGTTCCTTGTTGATATGTTCTTCAAGGTATCGTCTTACCGCAACCTTTCCGATGGTGACATCGCAAAGGACTTTGCAAAGGTGTATGCAGAAAATCCAGAACTTGCAATTAAGTTTGCATTCTATGTTGGTGATATTCGCGAAGGCCTTGGCGAACGTCGTATGTTCAAGGTCATGATTAAGTGGTTGGCCTCTGTTGAAAAGTTCAGCAAGCTTATCAAGCAAATTCCAGAATTCAACCGTTTTGACTCTGTGTTCGTCCTTCGTGGCACTGCACTTGAAGATCAGATGGTGTCTTATGTGCATCAGCAGTTGATTGCAGATAAGAACAGCGATCATCCTTCTTTGCTTGCAAAGTGGATGCCTTCTGTCAACACTTCGTCTGAACAGACTCGTGAACTTGGCCGTTGGTTTGCATCTAAGTTCGGTATGACTGAACGTCAGTATCGTAAGACTTTGTCTGGCATTCGTAAGAAGTTGGAACTTGTCGAAAGCAAGATGTGTGCAGGTGATTGGTCCGAAATCAATTACGAACACGTGCCTTCTAAGGCTAACTTGAACTACAAGGATGCCTTCATGAAGCATGATGAACAGCGCCGTCGTGCATTCTTGGACAAGGTAAATGCTGGTGAAGCAAAGATCAACTCTGGTGTCAACTTCCCACACGATGTTGTCCAGAAGTATGGCTATTGTCCTTCTCGTAAGGATGATGCTATCGAAGCATTGTGGAAGAACTTGAAGAACACCTTGACTGATGCTGCAAGCAACATCATGGTTGTACGTGACGGTTCTGGTTCTATGACCAGCCGTATCGGTGGAACTCAGATCTCTGCATTGACTGTAGCAACTGCTCTTTCAATCTATTTCTCTGAACGTCAGTCTGGCGAATTCAAGGATAAGTTCATCACTTTCTCTAACCGTCCTAAGTACGTTGATTTGAGCAAGTGCAAGAGCTTGTACGAAAAGATCCGTACTTGCTACGCTTACGATGAATGTTCCAACACTGATATCGAAGCAACTTTCGATCTTATCTTGAAGACTGCAGTTCAGAACAAGTTGAAGCAGGAAGAAATTCCTAACTTGTTGATTGTGTCTGATATGGAATTCGATGGTGCAACTTCTATGGGTTGGCACGCATCTGAATCCGCATTCGTTCCTTTGTTCAAGACAATTGAAAAGAAGTTTGCAGCTCACGGTTACAAGCTTCCTAAGTTGATCTTCTGGAATGTGATGAGCCGCACTGGCACCATCCCAATGAAGGAAAATGCTGCAGGTGTTGGTCTGGTATCTGGCTTCTCTACTAACGTAGTTAAGGCAGTCCTTTCCGACGAACTTGATCCATTCGCAGCAATTGTGAAGATCTTGAACTCTCCTCGTTATGAAGCAATTGCTCTCTAATCGAGTAGTTCTCTAAATATCAATCCTGCTATTTACATAGCAGGATTTTTTATTATATTCAATAAATAAGATACATGATTAAACTGAAGATTGACACGATCAATCACAATGTGATTTTATTGAACGCGATGGAAGACGCTAACTTCACTTGCTTTAAAGAAAATTGCTTACTTCGCATCGTACAACTAACACGAAAAACATCATTTATTGAAACAAAAAATTTGAAAGAATACGCGAAACAAATAAGCGAAATTTGCAACAAAAACAATTTCGAATTGAAGACGGGCGCGATTGATCGTGGTGCTTTGATGGTTTACGTTAAGAGGAAAATATGAAAATTACAACACCTGCTGGTACTATTGAGTGTACAGTCGATGAATACGAAGACATGGTTGTTC